TGTTTTAATTTTAGCTACTATATCAGTAAATCCTTGAATGCCTATATATGCAGTTGCAACAATAACCCAGTCATTTGATGTTATATTACTGCAAAACAAACCTACACAAGCAACAAAAAAACTAATAACTTTTTTCTTATTCATTTTTTTAATAAGTTATCTATATTTTGATTGTATCTTTCAAAGGCAATTGATTCATATTTTGGAACCATTTCATTTAACAAAGATGCGTATTGATCTCTTGTAATCGTACTAGACAATATCCCTCTAGCATTTAGTTGTTCAACAAGTTGTCTTTCAGCATAAGATTGTGCTTGTTGTAATGATTTGTCAGCGTTCGGATCGTATCGAAATGGATTTCCAAAAACTTCACGAAGCCCACTTACGATTTCATCCCTTATCGGAGACTCATAGGTTTTTAATGTTTCAACTGATTTTTTTCTTTCTTCTTCTAGCAATCTTTGTGCTTCATCTCTTTGCTGTATAATTGCGTCAATTTCTTCCTGTGCTTTTTTTTGCGCCGTGTCCATTTCCTCCCGTGTTCTTTCTAACGGAGTTTTCATGGCTTCTTTTTGTGCTGCTATTTGCTGTTTCAAGTTTTCAGCTTGTTGATCTGTTAAATAAAATTGATTTCCAACCATTGGCAATTTTGTAGTATCAAGAGACATTCCATCAATTGTTACTCCTGTTTCTGGTGTCCATTGCACATCAGAACCAGCAAAAGCTTCTCTTAAAGATTTAGTACCAGATGGTGGCAATCCAGTTTCATTTATTACATTTCTAATCTGTTCTGGCGTGCCATAATAACTGCCTTGTGCGTCTCTTTGCAATCCTGATACATCTACAGCCTTACCGCCAATAGATACTTGTCCTGTTGTTGCATCAAATCCAACAGGCAATCCATAACCTTCTGCTGTTGCTCTCAATCCTTGTGTGCCAGTTGGGAATTGTGCTGTCACTTGTGGTTTTGGTGTTACAGGTTGCTTTGGTGTTGTTATCTTCTGTCCAATTGTTTGTCCTTCTACACTTGGAGTTTTAACTTTTCCAGATGTTCCTGCTGTTGCCATTCCTCCAGTCAATCCACCAGTCGTTGTGCCACCGCCACTTGGAATTGTTACTGGTTTATTTGCTGTGGCAGATGTAGTTGTTGTTATCTTTGGCGCTGCTGCGACGGCTTGTGTAGTCGTTCCTGCTGTGCTTGCATATTTAGCCGCTATGTTTTTAGCTGCTTGGCTTGCGTTTGGATTGCTTGCTACTGTTTGTATAAACTTCACTCGCTTTTCTGATAATTCAGCCACAATATCACTCCTTATGTAATAAATTTCAGATGTTTATCTTATGCTATGTAGTCAATATTCCGACATCTATCAATCGTTGCCGAATCAAGTTCACGTTATTGTTTGTTTGTATCAAGTCAGAATTAAGCGCTACTGGATTTGTTAATTCTGTCGTTCCAGTCAATGCTGTAGATAGCGTTGAGAATGCCGTAGAAGCCGTATAAACGATACTAGAACTGTTTATCGGTACAAGTGTAGTAATAGAAGTAGAACGCAAATGAATCGTTGTAGAATCTCTGTGCGTGCTATACGTTGAATAAAATTCTTGGAGTGCTGTTTCCACATTTAAAGAAGAAAAGTAGCTAGAATTATCTACAATTAAAATGTCTGCTGCATCTACTTGATTTGCGCCTGTTCCAAAGTCAATGTTGCTGGCTTTGACTTGTGCAGAACCAAGTGTCAATTCAGTGCTTGCAATGTTATCGCTATTTAAATTTTTGTTTAGCAAATACTCTAACTTTCGTTGCCATATCTTTAATGTTTGTTCAACATCTTGATACACAGGAAATTTTTCATATGGCATATATTCACCGCCTTTTTGCTCTGAATTGCTTTTCCATTCTATGAATCTTAACGTCACCAGTTCCGTCTACTCTAAGTCTGTAGAATGGTACGTTTTGTAAATCCGTTGTTGGCACTTGTATTCTTACTTGTTGTCCTAAGCCAGAAAAATCAAAATCACTAGTTTGTGCTATATTTTTAAATAAAGCTGAATTGGTTCCAGTGGAGCTTGTCGAATAGCTAATGTTGATTGTTGCATTCGTTTGAGCGGATATTAAAAACCATATGTCGGACAACGTGGCATTTTGACTGACAAATCTGTTTGTAAATGGCTTTGTGATTAAGTCATATGATATTGCCATTCCGTTGTCTGTTTTCACAGAAGAATCTCTCATATTTAAAACTCCACCAGTAGAATCTAAGCCGTACAATACATTTCCCATTTTTGTAAAATAATCAAATTTCCCAGTGTCTACATACCACTTTCCAAGTCTGGTATCAAACTTTAAGATTAAATCATTATCGTTTGAATTGTATGGAATACTAATATACAAGTAATCGCCCACAGAACCACAGACAACCTTTTCTCTGTTTGCATATGGAATTGATTTTAGATATTCATCTACTGGTGTGCTAATTTTTACTGGAGAAGAACCATTGTATTCGTAAATACCATCCAACCAGTACCAATACAGTTTTTTGTTAGCCTTAACAACAGACTTTCTAGAATAGCATCCAATTTCACCTTCTACGTCAATCAGTTCGTAGTTTAATGGACCAGTACCAAATAATTCGTGCATTCCATATTCTGTAAATGCAATTACTTTATCGTTATATTCTACCAATGCAATGATATTTCCTTTTGCTTGCGTGATAGAAATAGAACCTGCATCGTTTGGTGTTGTCCAATCATTAATTTGATTTAAAGCAGAATAATACAATACTGAACCTTTTGCAGCATAAATTCTTCCCTTGTGAACTGTAAAAATATTTGTTTTTGGAGTACTTGCATCTCCAAGATTCAATGCAGAAGCAGCAACTCCATCCCAATATTTTAATTCTTGCGAGTTCATCATCAAAGTATATCTATTTGCACCAGTCACAAAGTCAGAAAATGCGGCTTCTGCTCCAACTGTTAAACTCGTTTCTAAATTTACAAATGCCGCCAATGACGTACTCCAATATTTCCAAGTATTCCCATCGGTAAAATGCAATTGAGTATTTGCTCTTTCTCCAAATCCGCTAGCATTTACAGATAAACTAGACATAGATGCAGAATAAAAAGTCCTGCCATATCGTGTAGAAATAGCAGGATAATCTTGGCTTCCCAAGTTTCTAGCATATGTCAATTCTGATTCGCTAATATCAAAAGGAGGAACTCCAGTATTGACGCCATCTCCCAAAGACTTTGTTTCTGTTTGATATTTATAACTAGGAGCTTTCCATTGTGCCATTATCCTTGCCACCCCTCACGATATGAGATTCTGCGACGATTCATTTTCATCTTATCTCTTGCTTTTCTAAGTTTCATTTTGCGTTCTAATTCCATTGCATCTGCTTCATAGTTGTTCGCCATTTCCGGGTCTGGATTGTTTCCACTCTTGCATATTCTTGACATAACTCTAAACTTAATTAAGTCAATGTAATCTTCGTCTAGGTTAAATTGTACGGCTGTGTCAGCTGCTGCAAATAATGTCGGTCTTGGTTGATATCGAATATGTATCGGCTTATTTGATACAGTTGGAATCGGTATGATCCCAAAGGTTTCGTCAAGTCCTTCATAGTATACATATTCTCCTGCATAATCGTCTTTTCCTGCGTATTTGTAGGCTGTAAATGTTTGATCTGTTGCTCCTATTGTGCTACCACCAACTAAGATTCCATTCTCTGTAATCATTTCAAAGTCACAATCGGTAGGAAGCGTGTATAGTTCTTGATTGGCAACGGTATACATTTCGTACAAACTAGTTGACGTCATGTGACGCCACAGCTTCCGTTGTTCATTATTTATAAGTGTAATAATCGTTGTGGTGTTCATTTTGTTTGGAAGTATCTCGTTGATGTAGTTAAGTGTCTGTTGCAAAGTTTCTGCCATGTATTCACCTTCTTTCTAAGTAACAATTTGTTTAGAAAAGTTTGGTTGAGAATTTCCATCTACAAACCTAAATAGGCTTGTGCAATCCGTTACAGACGGTTCATTTCCAGCGCCATATAATGCTGTCAAATCGATCGCAAGAAAGTTTTGCGCTTGCAATACCATTCCGTTTGAATTCGCTGGGCTAGAGTATGTGTGCCGTATTCTTATATATGTATCTGTTGTTCCAGTAAATACAGCAGACAATGTATACCATGTGTTTTGTGTTGGAGATGAGACGCTATTCATTGTAGCATTTACGCTTGTTCCTATTGAAATAGCACTTGAATTTGCATTTGTTACCCTGGCAACAACTGTCATAAAATATTTTCTTCCATTTGTAATCGTAAGATTTTGAAATGCAAAAGGACTACTGCCCGCACCACTTCCAGTGTTACTTAAAATATTATTAGAAGCAGTGTTTGACGAGTTTGTTGCATTCCAATTTGTTGTTGAATTAAAATTGCCATTTAAAAGTATATTTGAATATGAAAATGAACTTATTGCATCAGAAAATCTTTGCAATCGCAAAATCAATCATATCACCTCCACTAATTCATTAAACTTCATATGCAACTGCCGTCGTTTCTGTAGCTATCGTATAAGCAATAAATTCTATTGTTTCTCCGCTTGATAAAACTTTATCAACGCCAGCTTTCAGAATTATATTTGCATTGTTTTGTATTGTTGTATTTGAATCTAGCGCAATAATAGTAAATCTATAGCCTGGATAAGTTGCGTACATATCAAATCTAACGATTGTTGTTGCTGATGTGTTTGCCGTTTTGTATGCAGTACTATTGCCTATATTCGGTGTTGTAGAATTTACTTGAAGTGTTGCAACACCCTCTTTAGGAGCAAATGTTCTAGCTTGGACATTTCCATATTCATCAATTACGCTAAATCCAGAACTTAATACATTTCCAAAATAATGTTTTTGACCAGTTGGTATATGATAATACAAGTCTATTCCATCGTTTGTTCCGATACAATATTTTGTGCCACTCGAAGTGTTTTTAAATAAAGCAAATTTTATGTTATCATTTGCATGATATAAGCCGCCACCTCTTGCTGCGCCTATTAAAACATATGGACCAGTTGTGTTTCCTGCAAAAGTCAAATCATATTTTTGAATAGGATAATCTGTAGTTTCATATGTCAATGGATATTCGTTTGAATATAAGCTTCCGTTAAATTTTGAAACATTTGGAGACGATGAACCATATGTGCTAGCCAAACTTTGAAACCTATAAGGAGCATTTGAAAAGTTAACGTGATAAATGTTGTATTCTAAATATGATTGAATAACACTTCCATATCCGCTGTTATCAAACTCTAAGCCATATATACATCCGTCAATCGAATTGTTTATTATTTTTGTTGCAATAGAATTAATAATGTAAATTCCTCTTAATTGTCCTTTAATTTTACAGTTTATAACTTTTGAATCGTTTCCTGCAGCGTTTCCAACGGTATTCCCGCTAAAGCATATTGCATAACTATCTGTCCACGTATCATATGTAGATGCGCTTATAGTTATAGTGTCTGGCTTGTATGAATTTTCAAACACACAATCTTCTATTGTGTTTCTATAGGAAGCATAAGAGTTAAGCGAAGTATTCATATTCATAAGAATACCTTGATGTATGTTTGTCATTATGCAATTTTTAATTATATTTTGTTGCGCATTCTTATTTGAAGAATTATCTATTTTTATTGCATTATGTTTAAGCGGAGCCGTTGAATTATTTGGAGAAAATCTAATTCCAGAAATAATATTATAAGAACTTGTAATCAGAATTCCTGGGCTTGTTGTTGAAGAAAGTATTATTTCTGCACCAGAACCCATGAATGCAATTGGTTCTAAATTGTTGATTGTTAAAGATGAAATCAAATAACTACCAGCTGGCAAAAACACTGTTTCTCCATTGTTACAAGCATTAATTGCGTTCTGTATCGCAACTGTATCGTCAGTCACACCGTCACCTTTGGCGCCATACGTTTTTACACTTACAATGCCAAACTTATCACTTTCTAACAAAGCCGATAACTCTGCAGCCCCTGTATACTTGCTAAGCGTAGGTCCAATGTTTGCCATGTTATCCCTCCCAAACGATTGCTTGATAAGTTGCTGTTGTAGAGTCTGAAATAATAGATAGTTGGTCGTAGACTACCAAATCAATCGCTTGACCACCAGACAACTTAAATGAGTTTGTAGTTGCTGTCGCTATGGGATTAATCCAAGTATTTCCAGATAATGCTTGAAAAGTTATAGAAAAGTTATTTCCATAGTCAGTAGAACTAAGAGAAGATGCTACACTGGCAGTAGTTGAAGAAAATGTTAGTGGCTTAATTGCTTTCACTTTTCTAAATTTATTAATCACATAATTTGCGGACATGGTATACCTCCCAAATAGTTTTATACGATATGATTGTTTAGGTCATAATCGATCTCACTTATCGCACCTTGTATTTGTGCTACTTGCAGTTCAAATTGTTTAATCGCTACTTGTGCTTTTTGTATCTCCGCCATAATTTGATTCATTCTTCCTTTGAGTTCTTTTTTTCTGGATTTCTTTTTATGTCTCACTTGGTTATCTGTCTCAAAACCATAATCTTGTGGAAACTTACACAGTTCAGATGTTCTTGGAATCAATACTTTTATGCCTTTTCCTGCCGCAAATCCAATAAAAAATGAACATGAGCTTCTCTGCCAAGCATACTCTTGTTGCTGTGCCATGTCTACACCGGTTATCCATATTTCCTCATATCCTTCAAAAATAGCTAAAGCTACCATCCAAGAAATAGAGTTTGAATATTCTGTATATGGAGAACCAACGTCATCTATGATAAAGTTTTGATTAAAGTATTGTCTAATTTCTTCTCTAGGATATGCAATGCTAGATGGAAATTCTTCATACTCATGCTGCATAATTAACGGAACAGGACAAGTTTTTAAAAACTGTATGTGGTCTGGTGTATTCTTTGTTGGAGAGTTTGGATCGTGTATCTCAAACCAACGACTAATTCTAGTAAGTGGTATCTTTTTTGCATTTAGTAGATTGTATGCTTCGTTTAATGTCCATACTTCCATTGTTGGATCTTCAAACTTTGTTTCTGCCCAAGATGGAGCAAATCCCATAATTGTAACTCTTTTATTAGCCATAGTCTTATCCCTCCAAAAATAATTTAAAAAAAGGAGGGGACTAAGCCCCTACCTTTTATGTTAAAACAAATTAAGAAGTTCTAGCAGCAGTCAATGTTCTGATGCCCAAGTCATTTCCATGTTGTCCAACAGTACTGTTGACAGTCATCAAGCCCCAAAGAGTATTAGAAATGCCAATCAAAGTCACAGACTGTTCTTTTGTGGCAAGAGTAGAAAATGCCAAAAATCTATTAGTTACAGAACCATCCATGCCAACACCATCACCGAAGTCTATATCGACTGTGTTTACATAGGCAGCAGTAGAATCAAGGATAATCACTTTTTCAATTCCAGGCACAGGAGGAGCCAAAGACAATACAGCTGGACTAGAACTAGGGTCAGTACCAGTCATGCTAATATAGGTAATTCCATAGTTAGTAGCTGTGCTTGGAGAAAGTCCTGCAGAACTCCAGCTAATAGTTTCTACATAACCCAATGGAACAGTATTAACAAACACGCTACCAGTAGAACCGATAACTTTAACTTCTGTATTATTGCTTTTTACATATACGTCAGAATCTTGTGCAAATACGTTTTTACCAGCCATGTTTTCACTCCTTTCAAATTATTGGGGAGAATTTATCTCCCCACAGATATTAGCCAGCAGAACCAACAATACCAGGTCTAGGAAGTCCAGCAGAATTTCCAAGGAAGTATACAGTTCCTTTGAGGTTCTTGTTGTCAAAATCTTCTTCCCAGTCCATTTTATTTCTGTAGCCTTGGTAGAATTGTAGAATAGCGTGATCAATCTTAGTATCTCTTAAGAACCAAGCATTGGTAGAAGTTAAGTATCTGCTGTAAGCAGGACGAAGTGCTGGCAATTTGTTTTCAGTGTTTGACATTTCGTATGCTTTGTTACGGCTGTTTAATACTTCTTCTACGGTTATCATGTTGTATTCATGAGTCAAGAGTTGGTCTGGGAATACTCTAAAAGGCTTCCCTTGGTGGTTTTTATGAGTAGCAAATTGTTGAGTAGCAGATTTAATGTTGTCGGGTGTAATTGCACCAGTAATCAAAGTGTCATTAACTCCACCAGGAACATTGTACAAAGGATGGCTGTTAGAACACAAAGGAACACCATCTGCCAAGTTGACAGTAAATGCTTCGTCATAAGGCTTAATGCCGAGTTCTTCTTCTCTGTCACGAATGATGTGTACTAATTCTTTGCCTTTTGCTTCAATGGTCAATTGATATTTGTCATATGCCATTGCTTCAACTGTAAATTGAATACCACCACCGAACTTTTTGTTTTTAACTTGGGTTTCGTATGCTTGCTCAATAGAACCGTAGTTAAAGTTTGCACCTTCTACGATTTCAGCAGCAGGAGCCAAGTTTGCCATTGAATCATACTTTTCAGTTTCCAAAGTAGAAGTAATGGTCTTAGTGTATTGAGAGTATTGCACAGGATAAGCATCAAAGTTTTGAGTAAACCAATCAGTTACTCCAAGAACTAATGCACGTGATATTTGCGATAATTGAGTGTAAGCCATAATTTTTCATCTCCTTTTCGTAGTTTAATTATATTCCGATATGTGAACTGTTAAAAGTTCCAATAACAACTCTGCGTTCTACATCAGCAGCAGTTGCTCTAGCAATTTTAAAGAATCTTGCAGAAACACTTCCAGCTGTGTTTCCAATGCCCGCCATGGACAAATAGCTTCCACCAGCTACAGTAGTTGTATTAGAAACTCCAATAAATTTGCCAATATCGGTTGTTGCTGGTAATTGAGCAGAATAAGTAGTTGAAAAATCAGCTTCATACAATGCTCCAGTTACGATAGGTCTAATGTAAAAAGGAACAGTAGAACCAGGAGTTGTAGCAGCAGGTACAGATGCGACAATCCCAAGAATTGCACCAGAGAAGTCAGCAGTAGAACCAACCATTAATCCACCAACTTGAGAAGATGCAAATGCAAGCCTTCCAACGTCTGTACTTGCTACAAAACCTGTAACAGTAGAATCGTTTGGAAGTACAGCAATTAAGTCAGTTCCGAGTGCGTTATTAGTGTATGGCTTAAACATGATAATTCCTCCTTATGTATACATTGATTTATATTTTGCAAATTTTTCAGCCGTCCAATTATTGTTTGGCTGTGTTCTTTTTAAATGCTCTAACAACTTTCTATCTTCTGCATTAAGGCTCGCCACAGAAGATTTAGCAGAATCTGTTGATACACTGATTGCTTTATCTCCTGCCGCTTGTCTGCGTTTTATTGCAGCGATTTGTTCTTCTTGCGTTCTTTTTTCGCCTTGCAATTCTTTTACTCTGCCAGCAGATTCTAACCTATAGGCTTCTTCAATCGTCAATCCGTTTTTCTTTACTCTAGTAATAATCTGTTCCTTAAATTTCATGGCATCTTTTAAGCCACCATATTCTTGTGCATCTCTAATTTCTTCCACAAGAAAATCATCTTCTGTCTTTCCTGCCGAATTTGGAATCGAACTAAGTAGTTCATCGGCAAAACTTCCCAACAAGTCAGCTAGATCGTCATCATAGCCCCTGTCTTTTGCTAAACTTCTCATCTTCTCAATTTTTGCAACTTTCTCATGTGACATTTTTTCAGCCTGTAGTTTACGCAGTTCTTCTTCAACTTGACGCCTGCGCCTTTTTTCTTCCATGTATTTGGAAACAGGCAAATAATCACTTTTATTCTTTTCTGTTTTGTTTCCAGAATCTTCCTGTTCAGTTGCAATATCGTCAGACTCAACTTCAATTTCTTCGTCTGGTTGTAAATTTTCTTCGCTAATCATTTCTTCAGCTTGTTTTTCTAACATTTCTAGTTCATCCATGTAAAAAATCCTCCCGATTGTTAGCGGAATCACCGCAAAATTGCGAACACGTTATACGATGCGTCAGAACGGCTTTTAAAACGACTTTTGCTGTCGCATGACAATTTATACTCTGTCGAGTTTTAAATCGATTACAGGTCATTCTGGTAATCGGTTTTTTACATCATTTTCTTCTTTTTGCCAGTCATTGTCGTTTTCTTGATAGAAACTTTTTTGACAGCGGTTGGCAACTTCTTCATCATCTTGTCCATCATCTTTTTGTCTTTTTTATACATCATTCTTCCTCACCTCCCTTTTGTTCGCCTTTACAAAATCTTCTATGCGCCCCGATTTTTTGGGCTGTGTCAAATTCCTTTTTGCATCCATCACAAGTATATACAATTTTTTCCACTTCTGCTTCAACAACTTCTTCAACAACTTCTTCTATAACTTCCTTGACGACTTCTTTTACAACTTCAACAACTTCTTTTTTCGTTTCTACAGCTTTCACAACTTCTTTTACATTTTCTGGTATTAGCAATCCAATGATATTATGATACTCGTCTGTAATCAACATGGTGGATTCATTTTTCAAGACAACAATCCTGTGAACTCTGCCACCAAAATAATTGTCTGGAAGATTAAGTTCTTTTAGTTTTTTAAATCCAGCAATCGGAACTGTGCCATAATCATATTTCTTTAAAGATTCTTTGTCTATTTTTAATTGATACATAAAAAATCCTCCATTTTATAATTCGTCTACGACTAAGCTTCGTTTGACTTTTATTTCTTCTTTCTCCTTTGCCGACATATCCATCGGAAGGTCATATCCAGAAACCAAATATTCAGCCAATGAAATAGGATTAACAGTTACTGTTCCGCACTTCAAACAAGTTCCTGTTGGATTTCCGTTTTCCAAAGGTCTTGACCATAGCGCCAATGCTTCACAGTGATTGCAAACAGGAAGTCTTGCCATTGGATATCGTCTTTCGACTTGCGTCATTTCATTTATCTTTTCTACAGACAAAACATGCTGCATGTGTTTGTTGTTATAAGATATTTTTAAAAAATCTCTGTTGTTTAAATTCTTATCCTGCACTCAATCCACCTCCTGTGTTCATCAAAGGAAGTGCTGACATTTGTGGTCTACCGTTTGCAGACAAGCCTTCTGTCATTGCTCCGTTTTGCTGTTCACTGGCTGCGCCTTGTGGCTGTTGTCCTTGTGTGAATTGCTTCATCAGTTCTTCGTCGCTATCGGCAAGCGGTATTCCCAAGTAGTCTTTTACAAACTTTCTCATTTCTCCATAATGAATGATATGCTGTCCTTCAATCACTAGCTGTGACAGTTTTTCCGCCATCTGGTAGATAAATGCTTTATTTTGTGGCAATCCTGCGCCAAGTGACACTTGAATGTCAAAATCAACATTCTTTGTCATTACATTCCCTTTTTCGTCTGTCAGCAGCATCCACTCTGGCATTTCGCCTTCTGGATTCATCTTCATGTATTCTTCGATAAAGTCTTGCGTAGCAGGCACCATGGCAGGAACTTTGCTAAGTTGTCTAAAGTCAATCCACTCATAATCTTCTCGTTCTTCGTCAATTCTAAAGGCTTTCGCTTCTGTGTAAAACTCTTGCATTAAGCCAAGAATGTACTCTAACATGTTTGTAATCGTTTCTTGTAACATCAGCTTCATATGGTCTACAGCAGTAGTGCCTTGTTGTTGCTGTATGGCGGCTTCCGTTGCCGTATCTGCCGATGATCTCTGCCCCATCATGATGTAATTCGTTCTGGAAACTCTTTGTATTTCTTCGTGTATCTGTACAAGTAATCTCCACCAGGATTCATTAATTGTACCCCAAGGCACATAATCTACTACTTTGCCACTGGATAAACTTGCAGGTCTTGGCTCTAGTGAGTTTTCGTCAAAGTCCTCTAAGTCTACTTCGCTGTTTGGGTCAAACAATATTAAATGTGGTCTTGCCGACATTCTTATTTTATCGTATAAGTCATTCAGCATATTTTGTAGTGGAGTCAGCAACCATCCATCACCAAAGCCCCACAGCCTACCTTCTTCTTGATACATTCCAGTAAAAAAGTAAGGATATTGGTCATTTACAAAACTATAATAACTTACATGATTAAACTTTTTGTTTTTCTGATTATCGTCTCTCATACCTTCTTTGTGGCTATCGTACAGCAGAACTCCACAACCAGAGATTTCTCTAAGCCTTAGTTTGCCTTTGTGTCTAGTCCACAGCCGTATTAATGTTTCTCG